TTCTTCATTGTCGATGTTTCTAATCGACACGAAGCATAGAACGGCAAAGCATTACCACCACCAGCAGTTGTCGTTGGATTTCCATAAAGAACACCAATTTTTGAACGAGTCTGATTCAAAATGACAACAGTAGCATCATTCTTTTCCATAACTGTGTTCAATTTTCGGAATTCTCTAGAACAAATCTTAGCTCTTTCTCCGGGTTGCTCATGCCCACCAACGATGCGTTTGAAATCAGCTTTCGAAGCGTTTTCTGGAAGATTAACTTCTCTAAGCTCTCTAGCCGATGGACTTACGCCAATGGAGTCATAAACAATAGCAATCGGACATTCTTTTCTTTTTGATCGAACAAATTCAATGGATTTATACATCTTCAAAAAGACATCTTCCAATGCTTGTGGAGTATGTCTGACAATTTTATTCAAGTCGCAATGTGATGCTCGTTGAATAAATTCTTTATTGGCAGAATTTTCACAATCTTCCAAAATTGCAATTCCACCAGAACGCTGGCAACCGAACAAAACATTTGTTCCAATCAAAGATTTTGAACTAGATGAAGGACCATAAATTTCCGTAAGCTTACCGCCCGGAACTCCACCACCCATAAACTTTCCACTACAAATATAATTGATTGCCAAATTTCCACTATCCACAAAATATTTAACGCTATCAATTTCAGCAACAATATCTCCACCAGTTTCATTTGCTAAATCTTGAAAGAAATTATCTTCATCGACTTTTTTACGAGCCATAGTATCTCCTTTGTATATTATTTTAATATGATAAAGCGTGAACACACCCATAGATGCGTTCACGCTAAAAGTGATTGTTTAGATTCCGTCAAGTTGCTTCAAGAAATCATCATCGGCAAGAGATTCATCTTCGCCAATAACACTCTTTGAAACCTTCTTGGATACAAGAACTTCTTCTCTGATGACATCAGAGCCAGTTATTACAGATTCTGCAGATTTTGCAGCAGCTTGAACTGGTGACTTGCTATAAAACTCATCGAGTTCTCCAGCCGAATCACCTTCAACAACCATACCTGTATGAACACGAAGACCATGCTTGATTTCTTCGGAAGTCTTCAGTTTTCTCAACGCAGACAAATCGTTAAGATTGCTGAACCAATTCTCCAGTTCTTCTGGTGTTCCAGCGGGAGATTCTTCTTCAAACTTTGAAAAATCATAGTTTGGATACTCTCTATTCCCACTTTTAACAACCTTCTTTACAAGCCTAAAATCACATCCTGTTTTTGGATGTGTGATATCTCCTAAAGATTTTTCACCTGCAGCTTCATCGCCAGTTATAGCTCTCATAATCTTGCTATGAACTTGCTTGCCACAAGAATAAATCTTAGGTCCAACATTAGCTGCTGTAGCTTTATTCTTCGGATCAACCTCTGAACGCACAATTACATTGTAATAATAGCGTTCTATAGGTTTGAGTTCTCGTGCTTTATTCTGAAGGTTTTCCTGTTCTTTTCCAGAAAGACCTTCGGACTTCTGCCACAAGTCAGAATAGTACTTGCAAATAATACATTCACCACGCCAAGATTCTACACCTTTTTCGTTTTTGGAAAGCTCTCTAGGGCAATGATAGGTTTTCTTTTGATTGGTCGTGGGATTTGTCAGCGTGTGGATTCTGGTCGCACAGTAGAGTCGCTGACCTTTCTTTCTTGGAAGAAATCGCATCATTACGAATCCATCCCGATCTGGCATCTTCACAAACTTTTGAAGGTACTCGTTGTCAAGACCTCCGCCGCTTTCTGAGCTAACTCGTTTAGCTTCTGCTTTGATTTCGTTAATGTCTAGTGGTTCGTAGTCAATTCCCATAGTTCACCTCGTAGTTAAAAAGTTAAGTAGTTTGGACAACGAACAACTCGTTGTCCGACTTCGTTTATTAGTATCATTATCTAGAATTCATTGCAAGATTAATTTATAAAAAAAACTATTCTTTTAAAAATTAAATATTGATGGGCGAATCTGGATTCTGCAATTTCTCTTCTGACTCAACAACTTCCTTGTGCATTGCTGCGAGTTTATCTTGCAAATTTCCGTGTCCTTTGGATTCCAAATCTCCATTGAGATCATCTCTGTTTTGTCGTTCTTTTAAAAATTCTTCCTCTAATGCTTTCAAGATTTGTTGATTTTTCAAAAGCTGCTCTTTAATTTTTGCGTCTCTATCTTCCATGGATTCATCTTTCTTTTTTATGTTGATAATAGGATTTTGTTTTGGCTGAACTAATTTTTCAAGCATATATTTCTTGGATTCTTCCTTGCGATCTTTGCGTATAGCTTCACGCCTTAGTAGAATTTTTGCTTTGGACTTCTTTTCTCGTTCTTTACGCTTTTTTGCAATCTTTTCTTCTTTCTTCATGATCATCCTACTTTCTTAGGTTAGGCACATTATCAGCAACTGCTCCGCCCCAATAAAGGTTGCCATGTTCCCTTTGTTTTTGGGTTTCAGAAAAATTCAACTCATTATCCGCCAAAAGATTCACATTGCCGGGAACAAAAAACTTATCGCTTATTTTTATTTCCCGATTAGTGTCATCAATAATTGTAAGTATCTCACCATGTATAGAACCAGTCTTTCCATAAACTGCATACTTTTTATCCACCGTAAGTCTATATCCCTTGTTCCTTACTTCGGTAATCATTTGTGGTTCTGGGAAAAACACCACATTGTCTACAATTCTTTTTCCTGACTGCCCACTTGCAGTTAATTCTTTTTTTGAATTTGCCAATTGTTCGTGGGGATAAAGAGTATTCTGCCCCTGCAATGGAACTACTGCGGTGCTTTTTTCTGGCTCTACTTCTTGTGTTATAAAATTTCCAGAAGTCTGATCAAATAAGAATTTTTTGTTCTTTATGACCACACCATTATCAGCTTCTCTAAAAGTAATTTTCTTTTTAGCGAGTTCAAATATTTCAACACCAATAACAAAAATATCTCTTCTTGCCAATTGACCCATGACACTACTTGCTAATGTTTCTAGAGAAACATCTTCAAATGGATCTCCGACCTTTTTCTTTAAGGTTTTTGTTTCTTCTTTGTTGTAATTCCCATCCTGTTTTTCATGATAAGAATAAATAATTTCGTAGCCCACACGCACCCCCAGTGAACTAAATAAGTAACTACTTAAACAAAATACCAGTTCCATATCTTGTTTCAAAAAAATTTGGCTTTACACCAACACTATCAGCAAAAGCCAAATACGCTTGTTTCACAGGTTTTAGATCCAAAGCATTGTCAATAATAATACAGCCATCATCGGACAAATATTCCCATGAAACTTCAAGCATATAGAGAATATAATCATAATTTTTTTCTTCATTTATAAAAATTGCATCCCATTTTCTCTTCCCGATTCTATCGTGGAAATCATCATTTTTCATATTGCCTGTGAAAAAATCGAAATCTTTTTTGTAAGACTGCCTAATATTATAAAAGCCCATACGATTAGAAAAGTAAACATTTTCATCGGTTTGATGAAAAGCAAGAAAATACTCTGTTTCTAAACAAGACATAAAAAAGCATTTCTCTAATAATCCCAAATTAAAACTCAAAGATAATACACTCTTTGGCTTTATAAATTTGCCAAGATGATAATAAAAAGGAACATAAAGCGGGTCGCTATATGAAGGACTTCTTCTAGAATTTTCATCAATTAATTTGCAATCTTGAAGGAGTATCTTGCCGTTTACAAGTTTCTTTCTCAATAACTCTTTAATTTCTTTTTGAATGATATCAAAATTAAGCATAGAATATTATAGCTTTAACCACGGATATATTATGTACGACTTTATTATTGTTGGGTCTGGATTTTTTGGATCGACATTTGCAAGGAAGGTTACCGACCTTGGAAAAAAATGTTTAGTTCTAGATAAAAAGCCACACATTGCAGGGGCAGCACACGATATGCCTCAAGATGATTACTATGTTTCATCTTATGGCGCACATGTATTTCACACACATAGCGAAGAGGTATGGGAATTTGCCAATAACTTTTCTGAATTTATTCCATTTATAAATAGACCGAAAGTTCTATCGAATGAAAAAATATATTCATTTCCAATCAATTTGATGACACTTCAACAACTTTGGGGAATAAAAACTCCAGCTGAAGCAAAAAAAATATTAGAAGAAAAAAAAATTCCATGCGAAAATCCAAGTAATTTTGAAGAATGGGCATTATCCATGGTTGGAGAAGAAATATATAAAAAATTCTTCTATGGATATACAAAAAAACAATATATGCGAGAACCAAAAGAACTTCCAACATCAATAATTCAAAGACTTCCTATTCGACTTACATATGACGAAAATTATTTTACTACGAAATTTCAAGGTATTCCAAAAAATGGATATACAAATCTAATTTATAATATGCTTGATGGTATTGATGTTGAGGTTGGTGTAGATTTTATAAAGCAAAAAGAAAAACTAATGCGTCTCGCAAAACAGATTGTCTATACAGGTCGAATAGATGAATTTTTTGATTTTGAATTTGGGAAACTTGAATACAACACCATGAAATTTGAGAAAAAAGAATTTATTGGAGATCAACAAGGAAATGCAGTTATAAATCATGTTGATGAATCGGTTCGATATCTTCGAAGCATAGAACATCGTCACTTCTACAAACACGGAGAGTCTATCAAACATTATGCTGGTAAAAAAGAAGATTTCACTAGCGTAATAACCTACGACATTCCAGCAACATATGAAGAAAATCCAGACCCATTATACCCAATTAGAAATAAAATAAATTCTGAAATTTATCAAAAATATTCATCAATAAAACCAAGCAATGTAACATTTGGTGGAAGATTGGGAGAATATAAATATTTGGACATGGATCAAAGTATGGCTTCTGCTCTTCAAAAAGCTAAATCTTTTGAATGAAATTATTCATGATCATATAGACACAACTCAACACCAGCTTCTTTGAACATTGTTCTGGAAATGTCACAGGAATCTTTCCATCTTTTCGCCAATTCTTCTGATAAGTTTGGTGCTATGCATCTTTTAATTCCACTTTGAATGATTAGAGAGGCACAACCAGAACATGGCATAAATGGATATGTAACTATAGAACATCCATCCAAATTCCTTTGAGCAAATAAAATAGCATTAGCCTCTGCGTGGACTACCATTTTATACTTTATATCTCGATCATCATATCTTTGAGGATCATCACAAACACCTTTTGGAAATCCATTGTAACCTATAGAAACTATTCTTTTGTCGGAATCAAAAATAACAGCACCAACTTTGGTTGATGGATCTTTGCTCCAAAGAGAAATGTGTTTAGCTAAATCTAAAAATCTAATATCCCAAATCATTAAATTCCTTCGCAATCTTCAGCATCATAAGCCATTAAATTACTTGCAAATTCGTCTTGTGGCTGGCAATAATTAGTTTTATACAAAAAATGATACGCATCAAAGATTCCCTCGTCATCTCTAAAAAAATCTTTTTCTATAGATACAGCTTTAAATCCCATGCTCTTGAAAAAAAGATGGGCATGAAATCTTTCTTCGGAAATATAAGAATTTATATAATTTCGTTTATCTTTTTCTTCTGGATTGCAAGATTCTGAGCCTAGCTTGTCAATCAATTGATCCACCATCGCTCTGGCATAACCACGCCTACGATAATTTGGATTTATTGCTATGTTGATAATATAAAATCCTTTAGGCATCAATTCGTACAAAATAAAGCCAACTATATTATTATCAACTATAATTACCTTTCCAATGTTGCCCCTATTTTTCAAACAATCCAAGAAATCTTTATGACACCAAGGTTGAGAAAAAGAATCTTTTTCAATTTCTACAACCAAATCAATATCATCTTTTATCATCCAACGAATATTATATTTCATCTACATTCACCGTTTTAAAATGTCTTCGGCATTGCACAATCCATCATTTCCATCTCTGCCTTCGTATATGTCCTTATTTAATTTGTCCAACTCCTTACGCAAAGTATGTCCACGATTTTGTGCATTATCATGATTTTTATCCCAAGCTTTTAAATACATTTTTAAAAATCCAACCGCAGATTTTCTTTCTATAACTTTTCCGAATAACTCAACACATTCCTGATTGCATTGAGATTTAGCCTTGCAATAAGTGTCAGAGCCTCCTTGGTCTTTATTTGAAATGTATATTTCGTTATATTTAGTCTCATAGGCAAGTTCGGCTAGTGATAGTTCTTTATTTGCCATTTCAAGTTGTTTTCCGTAATAATCAATCCAAGCATATTCCTTATCCATATATTCGCTCAATGTAAATTCATTGAATTTCATATTATCTGGATCAAGAATTATTTCTTTATTATTTACAATTACCTTAATCTTTTCGCTCGGTATTTCTGACATGTTTATTCCTCTGCATCTATGACGCTGTTTTTGGGTGATGTAACTTTCTTCTTCTTCTTATCAACAGAGTAAGTATCAAAAGCAATATCTTCGCTTCGTTGCATTTGAACCCTAGTTAGCCTTTCCTTGTAAGTATCCACACTAATCTCGTAAATGTCCAAAGTTCCCATCGAAAAATCAAAAGCCATCTTGAATGGGAATCTTGATTTTCCATTTCTATGTTTTATAACAAATCCACGACCAACCTCTGCATCTTTTTCAATAGTTTGTTGATTGATCGACCAGAATCCATCCAAAGGTTTAAACTGATCAAATGATGTTCCGATATTTGATTCATCAATATATTGCGATATTTCTAACTTTGCAGCGGTTTGATTTGGTTGCACACAAGTTAATGTGCAATGTTGTTTCTCGACACCAAAGCCACGCAAATCTCTCAATATTCTATAAGCAGATTCATACTTTTTCACAGTTGGATCATCTTTCATTTCACCAACATAATCTATAATAATCAATGCTGGTTTCCATCCCATTGCCTCTAATCGTGAACAATATCCACGAATTCCATTCACATCTATAGAACCACCCGGAAATTGCTTTAATATAAAAAGATTTTGATCATCTTTGTCTTTTCCAAATTCGGCAATAGTCTTTTTTATCTGTTCTTTTGATTCTCTTAAAAGATTAATATCTATCTTTGCAAATTGACTTGTAAATCTCTGAGCAATACCAACTTCATCCATTTCTAATGTTATGTACAAAACTTTGTGACCAAGAAGAACATTTGCAACAGCAGCCTTTACTAGTGCCAAACTTTTTCCAGTTCCCGGCAAACCAATCCAAGCTGCAATCTGTCCGGGAAATAAGCCACCATTCGTCAAGGCATCATCGATGGAAGGAAAACCACTAGTGAATCTTTCCTTGCCTTGAAATTGATCTTCCATTCTTCTGAACATCTCTTCGATATTCAAAAAATACTCTAATCCCGGTTCGTAGTCCGTATCCACACTCATAGACTCACGCATTTTTTCATAAACATAAGACCATGTTTTTTCGTCTTCTGGTGCTTCCGACATCTTTTGCAAACATTCATGAAATGCTACTTTAATTGCTTGTACCCTTGCAAAATATGTAACTCTTTCCAAAAGATATTCACGAGTGTCAATACCGGGAACATAGTAGTCATATAAGGCTTCAAGTTCAGAAATATAATACAATTGAACTGAATTATCTTTTTCTTTGAGGTGATTTAAAAGCTCTTGCTTCAAAACAGCCATGTGAGGAGAAATTCTTTTTTCTTGAAAATAATTGAATAATATTTTTGTAATAGTGACATGAACTTCATTGCTGAAATAATGGGGCTTTAATTTGTCTATGCTTTGAATGAGCATAGTCTGATCCATCAACAACATTCCAAGAATTCTTCTTTGAAATGTATCATCCCATGCAAAATTTGTTTTTATATTATCTGGATCGGAAAAAGAATCGAATTTGGATTGTTCTTCTGGTGTCAACTCTCGCATGTACATCTCCGTTTTTATTTGATTCCAGAGATTACCAAATTTTACAATTTAAGTAAAGGTGCTTTTTGGTTTTAAAAGCGATAGTTTCATCTTCTTTTGCGGAGAAGATGTTCCTTCAATCAAATCCTTGAATCTAAAATAGCCATCCATCCAATTTTGCGTCAAAGTGTGATAAATCAGACAATCTCCATAATAATTGTTTGTCTGCACATCTTGCTTTGTAAAATATTTGTATTTTAAATTTTTATCAAGCACAAAAATCGAACAAGCAAGTTCTTCCCTTCCTTGTGGCGGTTCATTCTTATCAGAAGTAACTTGGTGCAACCAATCACCCAATTCATGCGTTCTATCTTTGAGTGCAAGGCATAAATCAAAAACCTTTGTTGCATATTCTTTCAACAAACCTTTATTCCACAAAACCACACCACTATTGAATGGTCGCATAGTCGTAGATTTATAGGTCATAGAATATCTTTCACCAAAACAATTCTTATCAGCAACAAAATCATACTCATCAAGCAAATTGAAAAGATGTGATATATCACCAAAGATAAAAGTGTCGGCATCCAACAACAATGTTTTTTCTTCAGATGCATTAACTAAAAACTTTCGTTGTGCGGAACAATAACCTTTCTCCTGACCCATCTGAATGTCGTCTATTACTTTAACATTTACATTCAAACGATTACACAACTCCATAAATTCATTTGTGGTGATCTGTGGGATTTTAGCGGCACATTGAAGCAGTCCGCCAATATTACGATTATTTTCGTTATTATCTTTGATGTAAAAAACATCGACTGGAATAGAAGGATTATGCTTACGCAAGGTTATTAGGCTGCACCTTGCCATAGAAAGATAAAACCAGAATTCATTTACAATATAAACTATTCGCATGTTTTTATATTATGGAGTGGGGGGTTACAAAACTGGGCTTTTGAAATTATTATATATATTATCCCGGCAACCTAATACCCCACTCCGTTGATTTATAATAGCTATTCGCCATTTAAATAATCATATTCAGAAAGAGAAACCTGACCCGATCTTATTGATTTCTCTCTTGTTATTTTTTTGCCCATACTTTTTTGCCCATTCCAAACAATTGCTTTGCAGTATGTGGAAAATTTTGTGTCTATTTTCAATCGTTCATTTCTATCTGGTCTAAATTTCTTTGGAACTACAGACTTCACAATCAAATCAAGCATGCGTTCCTGCTTGTATCCAAACTTCTGTCTGTTCGCACCATGCCTAGTTCTATTGCTCCACAAATCTTGAAGCTTCACTATTATCTTCTTCATGAAGCCATCAATATTGTGCTGATCTACAGAAGCCAAACACTTCTCAATATATATCTGTCTTTTATAATAAGATCCAGCACGAATGATTGACAATTGCAATTCTTGATTTATATCTTCAAAATCATCAGTGTAATTATTTTTTGAATTTTTCTTTTGCAATTGATGTGCTGCGTAATAACAAAGCTTTCCAAAGCACTTAGTAAGATGATCATATTCCAATTGAGTTATCGGAAACGATTGGCAAATGTTTTTCGGATTCTTTTGATTTTTCATTCTTAGTCCTATTTGGCAGTTTAATTGTTTTCATCTCAGTAATTTTTCTTCCAACAGAGCAAGAAATGCTCATGCTCAAATTTGGAAATAAATTACATTCTGAAACCAACGATTTATGGGAAGCCAAAATAACTTCTTTTAATTTTTCCCTGTTTGCATAAATCATATACCCGTCATGTACATTATAAGCTATTCTCCCAATACCATTCAAGGATTTGTAAAGACCAATCAATTGATACAAACAATAAATGGCAGAAGGAGACTGAACTGCAAAATTTCTAGCCCTATAAGACTTATCTTGAAAATGCCTTATTTTGCCACAATAATCCACAACTTTTTTATCGATTTCGGCTTTGTTCTGGTGATCTTCAATCCACTTGTAGGCTTTAAAAAATATATTTTTAATTCGGTCAACAATTGCTTCTGCGACTTTTATTGGTAATCCAAACTTCTCTGATATTCCATAAGCACTCATACCATAAAAGACAGGTAAAAATATTTTTTTACATAATGATCTTTTGTCTTCGGAATCACAAGGAGTTTTCAAAATTTTCTCATAAGCAACTCTGTAGATGTCTTCGCTATCACACAAACCATTTATTTCCTCATCACCAGACAACCAACCCAACATTTTAACTTCCATGCTTTTGTAATCCATATAAACAAATACGGAATCAAAATCCAAAGGCTTCAATAATTCACGCTGTTCTGGACTTATGACATGCGGAACGAATGATCTTGTGAGAGCCTTATAGCAAAGCATTCTTCCATTTTCTTGACCAGTTATGTCATAAAAGGCATGTAGCTTTTCGGTTGTCAATATGCCAATCGTTTCTAGCGAAGGAACTACTTCCAAAGCTAAGGGAAGATGAACCGACTTATAAATCTTTTGTGTTTTAGACCAATTATCAGAAGACATGACCTTTTTCAATCTTCCCATGAATTCAATCATGGTTTTTGGCTTTTCGAGCTTCGTATCTGTGTAGCTTTCCAAAATCTTAAGATCAATGAGTGTTCCCTTAAATTCAATAGTAATCCCATACATTCCCAACAAAAACGAAGCTATGACTTTCCAGTTCCAAACAAGTATCTTTTTGCCTTCACAACACAAAGAATTAGAAAAAGCCTTGGAAAATATTCTTGCAGACCAATCTCCATCCAAAGGTATCTCATGCGAACCAAAAGAAGAACAAATAAATATCGTGGCTTCTTTAGCCTTTTCTCTGCTCGTAAAGTCCAATACAGCATCCGTAGCTGAAAGGTAAACAGCCCCTGTTGCTGCATGATCATACAACAGCTTAACAATTTGACTAGGATGCATGGAACTCATACATAAAATCTACCATAGCTTGAACTTAAATCAATAGAGAAAAGTCGTAACAAAATATTTTTCTACTATTTTTATATCTTTATATTGTAAACCGAGTTGCCGACTTAGTTATCTTGCTGTTTAATGTATGAATTAAATGAAATTACATACATAATCAATTGAATTGTTTCTGTGTTTAAACATATCGTAATTCATTTGATTCAACTGATAACTCATAGTATGAATTCTTATGAACATCATAAGATTCCTTGTGTTTTGAACAATTGATACCAATGAAGCCATATAACTCACAGTTGTTCCCATTTCTTGTCTGCAAAATGAGAGTCGGCTATTTTTGACACAACTGCGGAAGACTTGGCTTTTCGAGCATAACAATGGTTCTCGTTGCACCATTCGTGTTTTTCACTACAAAGACTTACCCGTCAGGGCTGCTCAAGTTTTTTTCACGGTAAGTTATCGTTGGGGTATCCTCAACAATTACCTAAAGGGGAAGAGTAAGCTTCCGTCTTAGTTATTTATAGTTTCTATGACAAGTAGGATTATTATAATTTAGGTAAGATAAAATTGCAATCGATTATTTTGAAAAAATAATTTCATTTTCAATAATCATTTAAAAAACTACGAATGTGATTAATCTAATTCTTGTTTTGATAAAAATGAAAGAATTTTTCCAATTACTTAAATGACGATTATCGTAATCAATGCTAACCAAAGTAATAAAATAATTTCATTCATTTGTGATATGATACTTTAATCTAAGATAATTTTCAACTAGATAAAATGCCATCTTGAGAAATTTCATTTATAGGGTATGATAATGATCGATTTAAAAAAACTAGCTGAGAAATACAAGATGGATGAATTAGAAGTAAAAGCTTTGAAAGTATGTCAAATATGGATGGAAATGAGTAAAAAAATATTTCCAAGTTATAATCACAATAAATTTGGAAAAGGAGATCCAAGAAAAACTTTAATGTTTAAAGTTTGCTATAAGCTAATTCGTGAAACTTCTGGATTTATAGGAGATGACGATTATCCATTATATGTTCGAGCGCAATTAGATATATTGAAACATATAAGTTTAGATAAAGGTCATCCACTTATAGAAGTTAATTGTTTGGTTGGAGATAAAGCTTGGAAACGATGGAAATTATGGAAGAAGAAATATGATACCACTGTTCAAATTAGGTCAAAAACCGCTACAACTAAAGTTAACAATCCCAAAATCATTGAGGCTCTTAAAAAAACAAAAGAATTTTTTGACTTACATTTTGGAAATAAACCAACTTATGAAAAATTTAAAGAATTTGAAAAAGATGGATCGTTATACCGATATGTTAATTTTGGTAAAATATCTCCGTACTATTTAGTTTTGTCTCCATACTTTGAAAAACTTTCTAAAGAATGTGTGATGCAAAAGATGAATTTTGATATTCAACTATATAAGACTGGTATAGATGATACTACTTTAGAGCATTTTAAAAATTTATTCATATATGAATTTTAATCAAGCCAAGATATAAAATCACGAATATTCATATATCCTACTTTTCTTTTAATTTCATTTTCATTTTTATCCACAATAATTGTGCAAGGTATGGATTTAACTCCATATTTTCCTGCAGTACTTTGATTTTTATCAACATTTATTTTAACGATAATTGCATTATGAGATTCCACAGCACTAATTGACCTACTTGAAGTTAATGTATCATGCTCAAATTTTTGACACCACACACACCAATTTGCTCCAAAAACAAGAATTATTGATTTGTTTTCTTTTTTTGCTGTTTTTTTCGCATTTTCATAAATGTCATCTTTTTGAATGACAACATCTTTAGATGTTTGATTTATAGATATATTTTCACTTTTATTTGAATTAGTGTTTCTTGTTAAGAATATCAAAGCAAGACATATAGATGCTAAAAAAATATTGATTACATTTTTCATTTGACTCCTAATATGTCATGAATATTCTAGATATAGATTCTACAATTTCTTTTGTATCTTGAGTCGGAGCAAAATATTCATCCCATTCAGATGGTTGAACTTTCCATGAATGTTGCCTTATTGTTGAATCTATATTGTATCCCCAACAACGAATTAATCCTTTTTTTTGATTCCACGATAAGTCTATATTAAATTGTTCTGCTCTACCACCAGTAGGAGCTTCAACGCCATGTCCTCTAAATTCAAAAACATATTTGTGATAGTTTTCACTCTTCTTGTACATCCCAATTGGAAACATACAATAAGATGGAAATACCTTTCTTACATTGTTAAAAATTTTTAGAGATAATTTATCAAATCCTTCAAATTGAACATTTGGAGAATCAATAAGCTGTTCATTTAAATTAACTAGATAATTGTGGATTTCAGAAGCATATATTTCTTCTCTTGTATTATGATATCCTTCATCCAAAGGAAATACTTTTTTGCAAATCCAAGCACTTTCACCAACAGCATCAATAACTTTTCTTCTAGCAATAATCTTGTAAGAACCCAAAGGAGTTAATTGTAATTGCAATGCACCAGCTTCATCGCCCCATTCTATAAGGTTTTGAAATTTGGGGTTTGCTATATAATTTCCAATTTCTGGTGTAGAAAGTAATTCTGAAATAATTTTGCTTGAACTAATAGTATTAATGGGCATATTGCCTTCAGATGGCTTAGTTCCACCAGCTGGTTTTTTTAATCTTTCACCAAATCCAAAGTCAGCCCATTCTTTTAAGCTGATAAATTTTTTGAAGCTATACATAATTATATATAGATTAACAAAAGGATAAAAATGAAACGATTTAAAGTTTGGATTGAAGCAAAACAAGAAAAATTAAAAGATTATTTAGATGTTGTTTTAAATTCTCTTAATTTAGACACAAAAAAAGGAGCATCTACGCCAATAGATTCTTTAAATCAACAAAATCTAATGGCTAAATTAGAAAATTTGGAAGTTTATAAATTGTTGCCTACAAAAACAAAAGATTTGATTCGTAAAAAAATTGAAAGCGATAATAAAGGCACAGTTCTTGATATTATAAAAACAATGGCTGGATATCAATAAGATTGTGCAATAATATCAATTAACTTTCTATTAAACAATGTTCTTTTAGCTAAATCATTTTTCATGGGTGTCTCAGTTGTCAAATATGGAAAACCCATGTCGTGAATTCCATTTTCAATAGAACATTTGTGTTTAGGCTCTGATTCTATTCTTTGTTTTTTTGGATGAGATATCAAACCATTAATGCATTTATCGCCATGTATTTCTCCATCAAGTATGGGAAAATAAGACGATGCTTCTCTTACGCATTTATCCCAAAGAGGTTTTTTATCTTCGTCTGAGTAGTAAGAATAAAAACCATCTGTAGATTCATCTTCATGTAGTGTCCAGAATAAAGATGGCTTCATTTTCTTCGCCAATTCTAGAATACTTTTAACTTCTGGTTGTTTTATACGATGACACATATCTCGATTCAAATCGTTCCCCTCATCAGTAAATCTGTTATTGGATATAAATCCAGTTGGATTTAGAATAGGAAAAAACTCAAGTGTTATATCTTTGGGAAATTTACCTCTTGATAAGTAATCGATAATTCCAGTGATTCCACCTATTTCATTACCATGAATTCCACCGACTATAAAAATTGATTTTGATTTGTCGGGATTAATGGTGGCTCTGTATATTGGAAAATTATTTTCACAAAGAGTTACCAATTTAACTTTTGGAGTGCATCGAACAAGCCTAGAAACATAGGCATCATAACGATTCGAATCAGATTTAAAAAATTCTTTGAATTGCATATTTTTATTTATGAACATTTACCTTTATAATTTAGCATGCGAAGCAAAAAAAGCAAAAAACAGATAAAAAAACTTTCCGACAAGAGTTGTTATTTTTGTCGAGAAAGCGATTATGATCTTCTAGATGTGCATCGTATAATTGAAGGAAAAGATGGTGGAAAATACCATGAAATGAACACAATAACAGTTTGCTGTTTATGTCACAGAAAAATCCACTCAGGTAAAATTAAAGTTTTTAGAAAGTATACAACAACTTTAGGAAGAATTGTTCTTCATTTTGAAGATGAAAATGGCGAAGAAAAATTTGAATGATCATACTTCAAAAGGATTCAAATCTGAAATTTTAACATTATAACAGTCTGCTTTTACAGTGAAATTATTGTCTGGATCAAAATCTCCTTTTTTAAGAAATTTTGCTTTTTTATAATATTCATCTTTATCAAGCCATCCTAAGATGTAAGCTTTATGCCATGTATCATTACTGAATTCCAATCTAACAAATGCATATTTTGTGCATATTTGATGTGTGTTTAAAGCTGCAATAGAACATTCATAATGTGGTCTTGGTCTAGATGTGCATCTTTTGGTTTTTACATCCCAAAGTATGTTGTCTTCAATAATGTCATAATCATAAGTGTTATTTATAATTCCTTTTATAACTTCATTTGCAACTTGCTCTCCAATAAAGCCAGCTATATTTCCCATCCCACTGGTAATAGAGTTTCTTATCTCTCCCATTTCCAATGATTTTTTTGTGGCACGAATGATCATTTCTTGAGTAATTTCTATTTCAATCATTCATAAGTTCCTTAAGAAAAATTTAATTTTATCATCATCTTTTGTTATTGTGTAGATTCTTTTCTTCGATGTTTCTGTCAAATACTGAAGCTTTTCTTTTTTAGAGCTTTTTGTTCTGCATTCTTTTAGTATTGGTTCCAATCCACATAAGAATATCCAAATTCTAAATGTACTTTCGTTCAATTTAGAAGAAATCAGTTTGTAAAATTTAGTCCAATTTATTTTCAACGAAGCAAATATTTTCTTGTATCTTTCAGACATACATTCTATTTGTCTTTCGTAATATTCTTTTTCAAATTCTGGAATTATCATATATCTGTCGTTTCGTTGACCACAACATTGTGTCCTTGTTCTCGTAGAATTTTGATGCGTTTCTTGCTATGTTCTAACAAATATGGATTGATATTAAAAACAAAATCATAATAATTTAGTTCTTCTTTATCTTTTGCAGTTCTCAACCCACGACCCATTCTTTGAATGATTTGATGATCTGCTTGACCACCTGCAGCATTTATAAGCGAATGAATAAAAACATTAATACCAGTATTGAATATTTGTTGTGTCGCAATTGCAATCAAAGATTTTTTTGATTTTTGAAGCTGTTGAATTACTTCCTTCCTAGTGTCTGCATTATCTTTACCTTGAACCCATAACGAATTTGGAATCATCTTGTTTAGAATGTCTCCATGTGCAATTCGATCAACAAGAATCAATGTCCTTCCTTTGCATTTTTTGGCAAGTCTGGTAACTATGTCATTGAAATAAAAATTTTCTGCAATGCCTCTTGTGACTGCATCAAGATATATGTCGTAAGGAATACTTGGCTCATTGATAGGATAAAAATTGCAATTACTTGAAGATAAAATTCCTCTTTCTTGAAGTTGTGCCGTGGTAAGGACTCCATTGACAGATGATTTTATTTTCAATATAGGTCCAAAATATCCTTTCACTTGGTGTTTTTGAACTTTATCTTTTTCTCCAAATTTGAAAGGCGTTGCAGATATTGCAATTCTAACGCTCGTACTTTTAAGTTTTTTGTATACATCTATTGGAGTTTTAGACATCATGTCATGTATTTCATCAACAATAAGAACTTTAAATCTACTTAAAGCTTTATCTATTTTTTTTACAGACATTACGCTGGCGACAGTTACTATGTTTGGCTCAATTACACCGCCCCACAATCTTCCAAGATTAGGAATATCCCATTTTTTTAATTCAGCGTAGTTTTGTTCTGCAAGACCTACACGATTTTGAAGAATTAATGTTGGTGTTTTTGGAGGCAATGATTTTAATATGCCCAAAAGAATTAAAGTCTTACCAGCCGAAGTAGGTGCGAATACAATTCCTCGTTTATGCTTTATGGCTTGGCTTATAAGTTCAACTTGATAATCATGAAGTTTTATTGGTTCAAGTCCTTTTGGTAGCCACTGATTGAGAAAATTTTCTTCAATTAAATTTTCTGAAAATTTAAATTCTGATCTATTATCTTGAATTTCATATTCAATATCGAAATGCTTCAGTGCAGCAGAAACTTCTGGAATAAGACCAGTCAAAAATCTTCCTGTTTCTTTTTTAAAAAATTCTGTGTAACCATCCCAAAGTCGCTGTTTATACAGTCTGCTATGAAAGTAGTTCCGTTCACGAAAACGCAGACAATCCCACAAAGTTTGTTTGATTTTATGATTGGTTGTTAAAAGTTGACAATAATCGTTATCAATCACCAGCAAAGTGGTCATATTTGTCTCCAAAAAGATATTTTCTTATATTTAGTCAATTTATTCAATATCGTTTTTAAAAAAAGCTTCATAAATATCCAAGGAGGAAGAAAATATGAGTGATGATTATACAATTTTAAATCCCGGCATAGGCGGGGATGTCATGGATGAAACAGCAGTATCTTATGATGCTGCTCCGCTTGTTAGAAAAAGACCTCGTGTTGTTGTGACTGGAGAAGGTGCCGATGATGTTGTCACCACAACAGGAACTTTGCCAAATGATGGAGACATTGGTTTAGTTGTTAGAGAAGCTAGGAAAGGGCAATCGACAAGTGCAAACAGTATACCAGTTGTAGTCGCTTCAGATCAAACAGTTGGAAGAAGCAATGTAATTGTATTTCAAGAAATTATTGGAACATCGGAAACGCAACTTTCAGATAACGCAATATCATTATCAGTAACAATAAAATCTATGGACTCTAATAATGGAGTTGTATATTTAGGAATTTTTGGTGTAACAAACTCTAATGGATTTGAATTAAGCGCTGGAGAAAGCATTTCGATTTCTATTGATAATACTAATAGATTGTATGCAATAGCGAGTTCAATTAACCAAAAACTTTGTATTATAGGTATATAAATTATAAAAAACTTATATAAGAAATAAAAATAATCATGTTTATAGGCGCAACAAATTTTAATTCTGGAAAAAATAAAGGACCAACAGGACTAACAGGAGCAACTGGCTTTACTGGAGAAACTGGAGCGACTGGTTTCACTGGACAAACAGGTGTGGCTGGTTTTACTGGCGATACTGGTGCTACAGGACAAACAGGTGTGGCTGGTTTTACTGGCGATACTGGTGCTACAGGACAAACAGGTGTGGCTGGTTTCACTGGTCAGACTGGAACTACAGGACAAACTGGAACTACTGGTGCAACTGGTGCTGGAGCTACTGGTGCGACTGGAGCAACAGGACCTGCATCTAACATCCTTCCGATAAGTGGCAGCGTATATCAAACTCCTTCCACCATTGCTGTATCTAGTGCCACTCCAGTAACAGTGGTGACTTTCACTTTGCCATCTGCTGGTACTTGGGATGTTGCTTATTGGATGCGTGCGCAAAGTTTGGGTG